CCTCTTGCTAGCTGCTACTGTTGCGGTCGATAACACGTCGTGTTACACACGCGTACGGTGGCTTCGTTTTCATCACTCACACACCAACTAGACTCATCACATCCTTAACAACAGGAATCGCTGATTTGACACCCTTGATCAGAGAGTCAAACCAATTTATGGGCTGTTGTGCTGATGGCTGAACCATCATTGTCGTCGATGATTGACCCAGTGGGCTCAATGGACGAGCTGGGCCAACAGTTGGCATCTTCTGCACAGCACCCATAATGTGTGCCAGAGCAAGTGGATCAGGAGTCTTTGAATTGACAACCACAGTGTTCAATGCCGCAGTTTTCGCTGCGACCTCATAATTGCCAACAATTGTGAGTTCAAAAACAGCATCCTCAGGAACGCCGTCCGCAATTAGGTAGATTTCTCCACCCATTGCTTCAATACGGTCATCCCACCACGAGCTCTCGATCGTGGCATCACCTGCATTCACGAATTTCGCTGCTGCATCAATATCTGTGTACTGCAGCGAGCGGTTATCAGTTGGACGATAAATCGCCGACGCTCCACCCATCTGATTGACAGGGAAAATCTTGGCTCCAGGCAACAGAGCCACATCATCCACAGTTGTCGTAGGTAGGAAGTGTCGATCGGTAGTCTGTCGTCCTACTGATGCCGCGACAATTCTACCATCTGCCTTGGTAAAATTGCCAAGGAACTGGAGAGACGCCCCAAATGACACAACACGAGCACGTGTGAACATTTGCGTCATTGGACTAGTTCCAATCCAAGTTGTTGTGGCACCTTCCACAGTCGCATCATGCCACTGAGCGAATTTCAGTGAGCCAGTACCATTGGGTATCTTGTCGAAGATATCCGTTGGAGTGCTCACCTCAAAACCGATGGCATTGGTGAAATTGTGGTAGTACGATGCAGCTGTGCCCGGCGTCTTCGACACCGGCTCACTAGCTGGCAAATAGGTAACAGAGCGCAATGGAACAAGCGATCCATGGGCAGTGCCACCTGAAGCACCAATCAAACCAAGGGCAACGCCAACGCAGCCAGTTGATGTGGCAGTCAACTTCTTGCGCAATGTCAATGTCACGCATCCAGACGGAGCGACCTCGAAATCTGGTATTTTGGCACCATGATTATCAAAGGGATTGCAAAGCGACAAGTAGTATGGATCTTGCTGCATCAAATAGTTGGACATGGCCTGTTTGCCCGTGGTGATGGTGGCATTGTCTTTGCCACCAACAACATAGGACTGTTCATTTGGGCGAACACCCGGCAAATTTTTCTGCAGAATGCCGGGGTTTGCATTTCGTATCTCCTGAACCTCCTGATTTGTAAGCGTGACAGGCGACGACGCCTGCACGGACGGTCTTTTCTTTTTCATCCTCTTGCGGACAGCGTCTGAAATGACGAGTTTCGGCATCGCCAAAACACGTGCACAGCACAACGTGTCACCAACCTTGGTCACAATCAGTCACCCAAAACTTCATGTGGCCCAGACTCGCGCACACCGTGAGCAGTACGTGGTGCGTGAGCCTGAAAGATCTCTCCTCATTCGCCCCTCGGCCATGGCGCCTTAGCTTCGGCATCAGCCTGAAGGAAAGCCGTCAAAACTGGGTGGTCCAATGCTGCAACAGCAGTCATGGACGGGGTGAAATCGACTGTCAATAAATAGTCCGTAAACGAATCGATATCATCCATAGTCAGATCATATGCCTCAATTAGCATCTCTTCCAACAACACGGGGTTCATTGCATGGGTTTGGGCACAATGCCATCGTCGTTCAAATTGCGAACGATGAAAATCGGGCGACAACGGTGCACCGATTAGGCATGTCAAGAAAGTAGCTAGTGTTGGTACATAACCGGCTTCTCGCGCGTAACACATAGCAGTCTCTCGACGCAACTCAACGATATCTGTCAATGTTGGCTCAACGGTAGCCAACCTCGCACAACAACGGGCATAAAATCGACCCAATTTCGGGCCAAAGACAGTACCATCTAGAGTTGGATAGGGCCTCTTTGAACAAAATTCAGCAGTATTCCTGGTACAATAGGAAAAATCGTCGTTATAACCAACTTCTGCTGACAAAGCTGCGGCTTTCTCCGTGAACTCTCGCGCTTGCGACTCAAACGCGAAGGCAATAAGCAAATCATCACCCATCGCCAAAACACGAAACTCACTAACGTGCAGTTCTGATAACAGGGCATGGGCCTTAGCTAACTGTATCAAAGTATTACCACACGAAGTGTCATTGTCTCCAGTGTTTCTGGTTCCTTGTACGCTCCAATAGTCTCCCAATGTCGTCAAGCCGTGATTGAACTCACGCTTACGTACCTGCGACAAGACCTCTTCAGGAGCGCCATAATCGGCGAAGACATGGTGCGTTGCTCTCAATTCCGCCTGATGAACATGACGGTCAAAAGTGTGCGAATCACCACGCACAAAGAACAACATTCCCAGGGCAATGCACCCGTCAAACCAAACGCCCAAGTCCTCCAAAGTTGCTCCCGAAGCATAAGAAAAAGAACCACGCACAGCAAACAAAACAGGGTTCAAATGACGGTGCATCCAATCAGAGAAGCTATAGATCCAGGGGCCACACACATTCTGAAACGCCAAATCACTGGCGCGTATAGTTCGTGGCACAAGCTCGCCTATAAAGGCCGAGACCCATGGATACATCGTCATTAACACTTCGATCTTGATAAACAACTTGGAGAGAGTCTTCACGTCCGCGCCGATCTCGGCAGCATGCTCAAGCATTTTACGACGAAAACTTTGAAAGTGGCTCACCCATTCTTCGTAAGAATATACAATAAACTCCACAGTTTGTTCAACTGAGTGAAGAATAGCCACCATATGTTGGTACCAGAATTCTTCTGATTTACCAACTTCAAATTTGCCTAAGTCGAAAAGCGTACGATTGGCTATGGCCAAATCCATGTTGTGGCGACACACTCGCGGCACCACAACACGGCACGCTGCTGCCACTGGTCCAATTAGAACAAAGGCGAGCTTGGGTTCACAAACCCCATCATACGACACATGGTAGGTGGCATTGGCGTCCAATGGTTTCTTAGTACGGAAACCTTCAGGATCAAAACACGTGTTTTTCTGCAAGACATCAAGTGTCTCTGTCGGCCATCGATCATTGGTTTCGACAGCCACCGCATAGCGGCGCCACTCACGTAGCAAAAGCAGACCAACAGCACCCACGAACAACATTCCCGAACACATGAAAGCAATCCCATCCGCCTCCCTCAGAACCGCCTCAAAAACACTCAAAGCATCGGGGAGATCATCATGGGCCGCCCATGCGACCGGCAAGCGCGAAATGGCCACCAACAGGATGACCAAATATGATAGAGCAGGGACTTGAAACACCACCGCCAATGTTCCAACAAAAATTGCCAACCACCACAAGCAGATCTGACCGAGATACGGACGTAGAAAGTCCCAAACGGCGTACCCTGGACTGCGCATCTGTCGCAATGTATTCACTCTAGATATCTGTGGCATATGGGCGACTACTCCGCGCAAGCTTGTCTCTTCCTGTGCCAAAGACAGCGTCCATAAGGCACAAGACACAGCTGCAAAGTTCATTGATATTTCGTCGTCTGGTTTTTGACGTAGATATGCACGCATCGACGCTTGAAAAGCACCAAAAGCCTCTGGTGAGCGTTTGCGTTGCACAACCGGCAACATCTGAACTATTAGATCACGGGGTAGATACACCTCAGACTGATGAGGGAAAACAAGAACAAGACCACCCAAAAGGGTATAAACATTGGTGATATCGAATTTGGCCAACCCATCCTTCCATTGTATCTTTGGGATCACTTCATATGAATTACCATGAAGCAAAGACATAAGTGCAAAAGGTGGGGGATGCCAATCCTTAGCCTGACGAAAACATACGATAGTTGTGTCACCAATCTTTGTCTCCATACTGTTCCACACCATAGCTGCCCCGTTTGCTGCAAATATTGGGGCTTTGAGCCAGTGTAGGTCACGGTGTTCATATGGGTGCATGTTACCACGCACCCACATTTGCACATTGTGACCATCACAGACCCAATGAGCTTCTTTATCATAAGCATATGTCGGCAAATCCCCACTACGCGTGGAGTCGAACAAATGCACAGTAGCATACACTGCCTCGAATCCTGATACCAAGAGCAAGAGGAGTTCTTCGGGCTTGAGGTAGTATAGGCACTGGATAGTCATGGCGTAGGACGGTATGACATCCGGCGGCTGACGTCTTGCACACTTGCAAATGCCAGTGGCAAGATCAAGCAGTGTGTGTTCACAATGGTCACCGAACTGATTACGGAGGTATGCCCTCCAATAGTCCTCTGGACAAAGCTTAGGACACAGTGACCAAACATCACGTTGCTTATTGGCATGGCGTTGGGGCGCCCCGCCAATATCAATAATGCGACCGACATAGCCAGTGTTGCGAATCAGTTCGACAACACGCGCTTCAGCTACGAGTCGTTCAGTCGCCAACACCGGATGAGGATGTGGGCAGTCGTGTTGAACCAACAAACTGGTGGTTAACACACGAGCGAGCGAGTCGAGCACATCCTGAGGAACAGTCCCAGCTGTCCTCAAACTTGGAAAGAGATTTGCACTCAACTCCTCACTCACCTGTAGGGGCGAACTACTATTCGGACTTACGTCTAAACCGAGGGAGACTGTGGACTTCGGGACCAAGTCCGTCACCTCCTGCTTACCTTGATTCGGCTGAGGGGGCGGTGAGAT